CCTAGTTATCTTCATGTTAATCGGATCGTTAGCCATCTTCCTCAATGTCCTCGAACTGTGTGGCAATCGCCCAAGCGTTCAAATGTAACCGCAGCGCGTGAGCCTGAGTCCGAGTCAAAGACAAAGTGCCAGGCTCCTCCATCGCCCACACATCATCCCGCAACCGCACATTCACATCACGCCCGTCAGACTTCAAATCCATCATTTTGTTTCCTCCATAGTCATCGTAATAATGCGTTGTTTTTCTTCCTTGACCCCGGAAAGGTAGCCGCCTCATAGCCCTCATCGTATGCTTCCTGCTTTACAAACTCAATAAACCTATTCGCCTCTGCATAAGCTTTATTTCTAATTCTTTCCCACTCGGCCACGCCAGCGTCGATGTCATACTTATACTTTCGCATGTCGCGACTGTCTTTATACACCGCGTATGCCAAAATCATTTCGTCCGCCTCGGGAACATAATCATCCGACGTCTCACTCATTGTGTCCCCGTTCGATTCATCCTCACCGTACCCCAAACAACCAACAACAACCCCACCAAACTCAACCCGTTGATAGGTGCCAGCGGGTCAATCATCCCTGGAGCGAACAGAAACCCTGCACCCACCACCATCAACACCCAGCCCATCAGATTGCCCCAATCAGGAGTGCAACACTTCCCACAAGTGCAGCACCGACCAACGCGATACCGATAAGCAACCAGCCCGTCACATACTGTGACAAACGCTTCCGGTTGCGGAGGTCACACCTCAACACCTCGGACACCTGCAAAGCAACATGCTCCGAGGCAGGCTTAGGGCCACCGCGCCACGCCTTCAACGCAGCGTCCATCATTTGTTCATCGGTCATGATGAGCCAGCGCGCCTCATCAGATAGGGCATGCCGGTGCATGTGATCCCATTCCACAATCTCGCGCAGTCGCGGGTCATGGATGTCTTGCAGTTCTATCTCTAGGTTCTTGAAAAAGCCCATTAGTTTTCCCTTCCTTTAGGCAATAACAAAACCGTACACCGATATACACAGTTTCCGCAACATTTACTAACACCGGCGTGTATAGTAGTGCCCATGATGAACCCAGGAAACTACGATCTAGACTCCATGAGCCTGCAACAACTCGCAGACCTCCGAGAGTGGCAACTGGAACGCCTAGAAAAGGTCACCACAGCCCTCAGGGGGCGCGTACAGACCGAATATGAGGACACTGCAAACATCAAGGCGCTCGCTAAAAAAGCGGGCGTTACAAGGCGAACAATCTACGCCTGGCTTGGTCAGTAACTACTGGCAGGAATCGCACTGCAGTAAATCCATCGGATCTACCGGCACGTCATAATCTGCCACACGCTCGACAGCGTCCAGGTGTGCCATTACTTCTCAGCCTTGTCATACTGCAACACGGATGTCAGCAGGGACATGATCAAAGCGAGAGCTGAAACGCTCAAGACGTTCAACCAATCAATTTCCATGATGCCGGTAGCGCCCACACTCATTGTTGCGAGGGCCGTCTGTGCGAACGTTTTGATAGCGCGTTCGGTAGCGTAAGTAAAATATGTGCGAATCTTATCCATCAGGGTTCTCCTTCTTCTTGTCCTCCCACACAGCCCCGAAAATGTAGCTGGTGAGAACCAATGTTACCAATGCTACCCCACCAGTGATGAGGTCTGAAGTTGCACTGTCATTGTTCAGCAGGACAGCAGCGCTACCCGCGATGAGCATGACCGCGCCCAAGCTAAAGGCCGCGAAAATGTAGCGCCTACGAATCTTCCATGAAGGTTTCATCCAAGCGCTCCTACAATCCAGGGCATCACTGCCGCAACCAAACCGAACCCGCCCACAGCCCAACCCATACGCATTTCCAGTTTACGGATCCGCGCCTCATGGTCATCAATCTTGCTCTCCGAGTCAGGCAGGCTGTTAGCAATCTTTTCGAGGAGCTTCCCCTGCCGTTGCACCTCAGCATAAATATCTCTCATTGAAACCCTTACCGCGCCGGTGTCGTGTTCTTCAGTCATCACACGCTCCCATCGTTCAGGGCACGCTGTAACGCGCTAACCGTTATACGCCCCCACACGCCGTCAGGTTTCACACCTAGGCGTTCTTGCACTGCCTTGCGGGTTTGTGGCCCTAGTTGCCCGTCTATGGGTGCTCCTGCCCATTCCTGCACCGCGCTGTAAGTCATCCTGCCGGGCCGGCCATCAACAATCCCAGAGTTGTGCCCTGCAGCGTTTAAAGCTCTCTGCCACGCCGACCAGGTGTCACGATCTAAGCGACCAGTCACCCGCAAAGGTGAAGCCACGACTGACGGTGAGCCTTGCAGGAACGGTACCGGATCCATTGTGTTACCCCAACGGCCTCCGCGTTTGCGAACCTCGAAGTGTAAATGGTTGCCGGTGCTCGCCCCGGTAGTGCCTGAGGTGTAAACAAAATCCCCAGCCTTGACACGGTTCCCAACTTTTAGCGCGGTCTTGTGAGCGCCGTGAAAATAAACCGTAACAATTTCGCCATGATCAATGAGGACTGTGTGCCCTCCGCCTCGAGGTGACCAACCCACCTTGGACACTTTGCCAGCGCACGCAGCAGTTACAGGGAAGGAACCGGCGACATCCACGCCCTGATGAAACTTGCGCTTACCCGTTATCGGGTGAACCCGCCACCCGTAGGGAGACCGGGTGTTGATTGTGTAACCGGAAGGCCAGGGTTTAACTAATTTCATTACTTTAGCCTCCCGTGAAAGTTGAACACAAAAACATGACGCCCCCAAAACACATCAACCGTAAAGTGCCTGAACCTTTGAAGCAAAACACCCCACTGTCTTGTACCGCCCACCTGAGGCCGATAGTGGATGTAGTGGACTCTGCCGAACCCGAGGTTTAGGTGCCGGTCTTTTCTGCCTGTTCCGAGGTTAGCTATTTTCATCAGCTGTCACCCAGTCACCAGCTTGCTCGTCCCAAACATGGTCACCCTCAGCGGGGTAGGCGATAGGTGCCACCCATTGGCAGGTGTCCTCATCGAGTACCCACGAAGGGTAAGGGGTTGGCGGGATGAAAGCGTCACGGTCAGCATCGTAAGTAAAACCTATCCCCGCATAGTTGTACCTCAGCGCTTTGGACTGGTCAGCGCTGGGCTCCCCATCCGTGTAGTGAACCCCGCCGCGGGTGTTGTAGGAAGTCTGCCGGTAGACATCACCCGTGCGAGCGTTCAGTTCTTCCTCTAGCCCGTCATCTTCCTGCCTGCCCACAGTAACGAAAGTCACCAGGTTGTTTTCGTCTAGTTTTGCGAAGTGGCTCATGAGATAGTCACCGTTTCGTCAGTGGTCGAAGTAGCGGTTACTGTGTAAACCCGGTTTGCGCCTAACACTGCAGAAGTCTGTGTGACACCACCAGAAAAGGTTGCTGTTGCCTGTACTGGAAGGGTAAAAATGACTACACCTGAACCGCCAGCGTGACCCCCGTTGTTGAGATTGGTTCCTGTTGCTCCGTCCCCAGTGTTATCGGCACCCGGTGTCCCCGCACCGACGAGACCACCGCTGTCCCCGCCTGCCGCGCGTGTCACAGACGAACCTGTAATTTCTGAAGCCACACCTGCCCCCCCGCTTGTGGTGGAGCCTGCCGCTGAGGCACCGCCGCCACCACCGCCATCGTTTCCCGCAATAGACGCCCCGGAAAATCCCTGCCCGGCTGTTCCGTCACCTGCGGTACCAGAAAGCCCTGCACCGCCACCAGAACCGCCATCGCCTGCCCCGGAACCGCTAACAGCGGCCCCCCGCCCGCCACCAAGACTAGTGATAGAAGCGAAGACACTATCAGACCCGTCAGAAGCGCCAGCGGCACCACCGGCCCCTACGGTAAGCGCATAAGCACCCTTCGTGAGCAAAAGAGCATCTTCAGCAGAAGCGCCTCCACCGGAGTCCTCCCCCACTACGCTTGACCTGTACCCGCCCGCACCCGCCCCAGAAGATTGCCCTGTAGAATTATCCGTAGCCGAACCGCCACCCCCAGCGATAACAAGATACGAAACAGGAAAACCAAGGTTAATAAAAGCGCTCATACTGTTGAACTTCTTGAAGTCCCTTATGGAACTGTTTGCCATGCTCGTTACAGCCATAACAAGCCCCCTAAACTGTTACTTCGGCACCGAAAGCATTGATGCTCAACCGGTCAGCAGTACCCGCCGAAACCGTCACCACATCAGTAGCCTGCAAAGTAATCCCCAAAGTAAGTGTGGTCGAATCATTCGCAGCCACCGGCACATCATAAGCAATGTAATGCTGATTAGAAATCGCATCACCATCCACACGGATAGCCAGCCGGAAAGTCGTAGCCGCAGCATTCCGATTCGCAATAATCACCGTGCTGATAACCGTCTCAGTACCAGAAGGGCAGGTGTAAAGAGTAGTCAGCGAAGTCGTAGTCAGGTCAAGCTGACCAAGTGATTTATATGATGTTGCCATTATTATGCTCCCATGAGTAGAAAGTTAGTTTCGAAACCTACGCTCGCGCCACCCGCAGCAACCCACGCGCTCCCAGTGTAATACTGCAACGCATCCGTGTCCTTCAAGAAACAATGCTGGCCCTCGCTAGGAGAAGTGATCGCAGCATCCCGAGCCGTAGCCGAAGCAAACACAGGGATAGCCTGATCCATCAAATAAGTCTGCACATTCGAGGCAGTCAAAACCTCGCCTGCACCAAAAGTGCGATACCCAGCGCCAGCCATTGTTCTCCCTAGAAAGCCAAAGCGTTATTACTGTCAAGTTTACCAAATACCAAGTCGTTCAAGACCAGGAAAGTCCAGTCAAGCGACGACACACTGATAA